GATTTTCTTCGGAGAGAAGATCCCTAATGTGTTAATCGGAAGCCAAATTATGACGAACAACGAGGATTGAGTAGATAGATTAGATTTTTATATATAAAATAGAATATATAAAAATCTTAAAAATATACTTATCTAAATAATCCTCTCATTAATGCTACAGTCTTAGGTGCAAAGTAATCAGAATATGATACACGAAGACTATCTAATTTAAGGCTTGCCAACTGTGCTGCAACTCTTAATCTTTGGTTATGTTCCTGTTTTACTTGTGCATCAATAGGTAGTTCGCCTAAAGAGTTATATTGTGATGTATAACGTGTTGCACCCCATTGTAAAATTTGATAACAGTAAAGAATTACTGCTAAATATTTAGTGACAGCATCCGGATCAGTTGTTGGTACAGATGCATATAATTCTGCTGTACTTGTGCCACCTAAAGGAGTAGAAGATGAAGAATTTGTTTTTTCAAATAGGTCTTCGTAAATACGAAGAGCTGGACTTATTTTATAAGCATCATTTTCTCTAACACGCGCAGCATAATATTCTTTACGTTCTTGCGAACTACCATGAGTAAATGGAAGAGCAGCTGGTTTTTTCCAAGGTAATGGAATCTTACCTATTTGTAAATCAGCTGGTTCAGGATTTCTAGAAACTACTGTAAAGTCATCACTAGCAGATACTACTGAAAAATCATCGTCACGGCCAACAGCACGAGCACCATTAGATTGTAATGGTTGAGGAACGTGTGTTTGTTTTTTTAGTCTTTGATAGCCATCTAATTTAAATTTTTCAATTTCTGCTTTTAATTGATCATTTGGTGTTAAAGTTTTATTAGATATTTTTTCTAAAGTTATAGGCGAAGTTCCTTTATTGGCTATCCATTCTTGTATATGATTGCGTTCATAAGAATAACCATCTTCTAATAATATAACCGGATCAACAAGTAAAGTGTTTGAAATAGGACAAAAAAAATGATTTGGAAAAGATAAAGTAACATTTTCACCATTAATAGTAACAGTTGCTTCCTTCATTCCACCAACTTGGTCTTTAATTTTTAAGTATTTATTTTTGTATTTTAAATACTTTTCATAATAAAAATTCATATATATATATATGCATTTTTAATTAATTTTTATTATGAAAAAAATTATTATAATATAATAATATATTATAATAATGACAGATTATAAAAATAAGTATATAAAATATTTAAATATGATTGGAGGCAATCCCTTAGAAATAGATTTAAATAAATGTATTAAATTTACAAATTTTGAAAAAATAAAAACTTATACTAAGGATGATTTAGAAAAGTATGATTATACAAAATGTGTTAGTAATATTACAGACCCAAAATTAAAAATTATATGTGAAACAATATCTAAATTAATTTCTAATATGTATGATTTAGTAAAGTTTTTTGATATTTTTAAAGGTAATATAACACTAGTTCCTTTAATAAAGGAAATTTCAGATATATTTAATTTTTTTCAATTTAAATTTTTTAAGTTTTATTTATCTGATTTGCTTATTTTTTTATATAATTTTACTGATTTTTTAAAAATTTTTATAGATAAAATAGATGCGTTATTTGTTAAAGTTTTTGAAAATATAGTTAGATTAACTATAAATAATAAATATTTTCTTTTACATTTAAAAGGAGAAATATCTGTTGAAGAAATAAATATAAATATTTTTATTAGAATATTTAGACAATGTTATATAACTATTTTTGAATTAATTAAAGATTTAGGGGACAATATTAAAACTAATAAAGTATTATTATTTAATATTTTTAATGTAGAATTTAAGAAAAATATTCTTTTAATACATGATTCTTCAGTAAATAATTTAAATAAAACATTTACAGAATATGAAAATAAATTATGTAGTGAAATACCTAAAATTTGTTTAAATATAGAGGAGAGACTAATAGGAATAAAAAGAGATGATGAGTGTAAAATATTTAATACAGCGTTAATGGAATTAAAAAAAAAAGAATCTACACTATCAAGTAAAGTTGAAAATTTTTTAACGTTATTAAATAAATTTGAATGTATTGAAAAAAATAAAAAAGAAATTTATGAAAATTTAGTAAAAATAGGTGTTATATTAAAATTTTTATCAGTGCCAGAAATACAACAGAATATAGAACAAAAATTAGAAAAGGTATATGTCTCACTTCCAAGATTAGACAAAATATTAGATTCAAAAGGAAAAAAAGATTATAATTATATTGATGAATTAAAAGAGAAATTTGAAATATTAAAAAAAGAAATGGATTTGTATTTTGATGATAATAAAGATCATGTAATTTATATAAAATATAAAAAATTCTATGATTCTATTAAACTACCAAATATTACTAAAGAACAAATAGATGCATTAACTGATATTTATAAAGAAATTACGAGAATAAAAGATGATAATCCTGAACCAATAAAATTAACATTAAAGGAAATTCTTATAATATTTAATAATAATATTAAAGATTCAAGCATAATAACCTCTATTGCTAATTTTTTTAAATTAAACAAAAAATATAAGATTGAAAATTTAAAATTAATTGGAGGTGTAATTTATGCTGATATAGATTTAAAATTTTGTAGTAAATTTTCTTATTTCAAAAGAAAAAACCTTGGGCTAACTAATATTTTTGTTAAAGATAATTGGGATAAAGAAAAAAAGGCACTATTACAATATAATATCAATAATTGTTTAAAAGAACAAATTAAGGGTAGAAATTTTGATAATAAATTTGAAATAATTTGTAAAACATTATTAGAATTAGTTTGTGAATTACATGATTTTGTACGGTTTATACAAATATTTAGAAATGAAGATTCTTTTAATGAAGATTTTAAGGTTGAAGAAATTACTAGTAAATTTAATTCTTTTAATTTTGTATTAGATTTACACAAATTGCCTAATTTTTTGTATAATTTTTTTATATTTTTAGAAGATTTTGTTGAAAAAATAAATATATTATTTAAAAATGTTTTATCCAAAAAAAATCAAAAAATATATGAATTAGATTTTAAGAATTTTAAATATTTTTCTTTAAGTTTTGAAGATTTTAGTGTATTTCATAAAAATACATTTGTAAATTGTCCCATATATTTTAAAGTATTTAGAGAACGTTATGAAAATATTTTTAAATACATAAAAAAATTATCTAGTGGTTTAACTGATGATATAATTAAAATTTTGACAGATGATTTTGAATTATATAGTAAAATTGCACTTTTGGATTTTAATATTAGAAATCCAATTTTAGATAAAGAAAGAGAATTAAGAAAAGAAATAAAAACAATTTATGAAGATACAAGAGGTTTATTAGTAGATTTAAAACCTGGTTGTCAATTTAGTACAAATTTATTATCATTTGTAACTGATTGTGGTAATCCATTTAAATATAATAATGAAATTATTAAAGAATTTTTAAAAATACTAAATAATTTTAGTTGTATTGAAAAAAATAAAAAAGAAATTTATAAAAATTTAGTAAAAATATCTAATATATTAAAAAGATTTTCAACCAAAGAGGAAAGTATAAATATAGATGAAATTATAAAAAAAATAACTCCAGATTTAAAATATGATGTTAAATCTGGAGAGGTAGATGATTTAGAAAAAAAACTTGTAGAATTACAAGGAAATTTATTATTTTGTTTCAATGCTGACCATGAAATTTTTAATGAATATATTAAATTTAAAACAAATTTAAATATGGAAAATAAGCAAAATATAATAATAAAAATTGATGAACTTGAAAAAATCAATAATTTATTAAAAGGTTTTATTATAGATAAAAGCAAAAAATGTATAATACCAAATATACATAAAGGAAACTTAAAAAGTGAATTATCACTAATAAAAGATATATTAACTAAAAAACTTGAAAAACTTGAAAAACTTGAAAAACTTGAAAAAAAAAAATAAATTAGGCAACCAATTATCTTATATTAAATAAAAATAAAGCTGTAAATTAGTGTAAAAATATTAAGAACATAAATTTTTATAGATAAGCCTAAAAAAATATATAACTAAATCAAATATAAAAGTAAATTAGAATTAGGAACTCAAATATTTACAAAAATGTTATAAGTGATATACTTAAATATTAATTTCAAACATTTAACTGCAACCAAAAAAATAAATTTAGTTGAGTAAATTATCCATTATTTAATAACGAGTAGATAAATTTTTTTATATAGAATATAATAAATAATGACAGATTATAAAAATAAATATATAAAATATAAGCTTAAATATTTAAATTTAGTAGGTGGTGTTCCATCACAAGAAATAGATTTATTATCATGTTCCAAATATTCTTTATTTACAAAAAATAAATTATTTGATAATGGTCTATATTTTACAGCTGATAGTTTTTTAAAAAAAAGAACAGCTTTTACTAACTTGAATACTATTATTTGTTCTAAAATAAATGAAATTGAATTAAATCCTAATATTAAGGACATATGTTTATTATTATATAAATTAGTTGATAAATTAAATGATTTTGTAGAATTTATAAAAATATTTGAAAATGTTCCCTTTAATGAATCTGTTTTAGTAAAACAAATTACTGATATGTTTAATAAATTTAGTTTTAAATTTAATATAAATAACTTACTTGTTTTTTTATTAAAATTTTTACAATTTTTACAAGAATTAATAATAAAAATAAAATCTTTATTTAAAAATATATTAAGTCCGGCTAATGATAAAATAACTGAGTTAAATTTTGAAAAATTTAAATATTTTAGTATTAATTTTGAAAATTATAATGTATTTCATAATACATCTTATATATATAGTCCTACATTTTTTAATGTATTAAAGCTATGTTATGTAGATATTTTAAAATTAATAGATAATTTAAAAATAAATTTTAATAATATTGAGGCAATATTAAAAATTTTTGAAGATATAGAAAAATTAAAAAATTCACCAGAGGATAATTTACAAACTATTTTTAATACTTATGAAATAAGATTAAGAACCGGCATAGAACTAATTTGTATTAAATTAGAAGAGATAGTAAAAGTGGAAAATTGTACTGATTTTACTAATAATATTAAATTATTTAAGAATAGTAATAAATATATAAAAAATGATAATACAATAATTTTAAATAGATTTTATAGTTTAATAGAAAGTTTTGTAAAGGATACTAAATGTACTAAAGATAATAAATTAAAAATTTATGGCTTATTAAATAGGATAGGTTTTATATTAAAATTCTTATCAACACCGCAAAACCAAAAAGAAATAAATGGAAAAATGAATGTGGCTTTTAATTATTTATCGTATTACGATCAGTTATTAGTAAAAACTAAACCTAATAGTATTAATATTGAAAAATTAAAAGTAAAAATTATTGAATGGGAAAAATCTCTAAAATGTGTTGATTCTGAAAGTTTAATTCATAAAATTTTTAAAGATTTTAAAGATTTAAATTATTTAAATATTGATAGAGTTGATATTGAAAATATTAATCAACTTAACAATGAAGTTAAAAAACTTGTAAAAGGTGATTGTAAAAATAAATTAGAATCAATTATGAAAGAAATTAATGAAATATTATTATGAATTTTGTAAAAGAAATAAAATCACCAAGTTAAAAATAACTGAAAGACTAGAAATGATTTAGATAGTTATACTTATTTATTTACCAAAAAAATTAAGACCATTATTATTAGTTAAAAAATAAAATTTGATAATTTAAATTAATATATATAAATATATTAATATAATGGATGACATTAGTCTAATTCGTTCAGATTTAATTTCTATAGTAAGAAATAACAGAATGCCAATTAATACTAAAAAAATATTAATCAAAAGAGGATTGATTGCTATTAATACATTTATAGAATTAAAACCAAATAAAATTTATAATCAAAAAAAAAGAAAAATAAATAATATTTTATCAATGCTACCATCAATAAAATACAATGTAGATTTAAAAAAAATATTAACAACCAAATTAATTAATTATTTAACTAATTTTAAAAATTTTCCTGATATTAATATTAAGTCATTTATATATAAAAAAGAAGATGATAAAGATGAAGGTTCAGAAATTAGTTCAGATGAAGAACATGAAAAACAAAAAAATATAGTAGAATTACTTAATAAGTGTTATAGTATTAATACAGATAATAAAACAGTATTAAAAGAATCTGTAAATTCTAAAGAATCAAAAGAATTTGTAAATTCTGATGAATCTGATTCAGAAACAGAACAAGAGACTGATGAAGAATTAGATACAGATGATGAAGAAACGAATGAAGAAACAGATGAAGAATTAGATACAGATGACGAAGATGAATTAGATAGAACAGTAAATAATTTAATGGAAGATTTATCAGACAAAGACAAAATAAAATTAATTATGAAATTGACTAAATATAAATTAGAGCATGAATATAAAATGGAGGCTGAAAAGAATAGAAATATGGAAAGGATGGAAGAATTGTCTTTAAAAAGATTAAAGATTAAGAATAAATACAAATTAAAAAAATTAGAAAATAAAAATTAAAATATAAAAATATCTATAATTTTATTTATTAAATAAATATGTAAAATAATTAACAATAAAGACTATAAAATAAAATAATCCTATAAAGCCTAAAACAAATAACATTGTAAGACCAAAAGATATATCATATTGATATAAATTAAATTTTTTTTTATAATCAAAATTCTCTTTATATAGAAATTTGAATTGATAACTTCCTTCTTTAGTATCATAAATATAACCATGTTTTCTATAATATTCTCTAACACCAACACCTGCAATAACTGCTATTTTTTTAAAATTATTTTCATAAGCTATTTTTTCAGCTATTTTAAGTAATTGTTTTCCATATCCTTTATGTTGAACTTGATTATTTATAGACAATAATATTTTATTATCAGTATAAAGATGATTATTGTTAGAACATGGAACTACTTTACCATAAGTATGTAATTCACGAATTAGAGCACAACTAAAAAGTTCAGGAAAGATAATTTTTCCTGTATCAGTTCTACCTGCTTCAGAAGACAATCTTAATCTAAGAAAAGAATAAAGAATTGGATTTTTAGTTTTTGTTTCAAAACTAAGAAAGTATTCAATAGCATCAGATGCATAAAATTGTCTAATCATTAATTCTGGTTCTAGATTAGTAGAATTACCAATATTCCTATAATTTCCTGCTTCTCTAAAACGAATATCATTTGAAACTAAACCTAAATAATCAAAATCTCTATCAATCTCACCTCTCATACCTGATCTCTTAGTTCCACCACAAACTTGGGTAGTTGGTAAATCTCTAATTACTCTATTAATTCTAACTGATGGATCTATATTTTGACAGAATTCAAAAATATTTTTGTAAAGTGGATTTTGTTTTCTTATTTCTATCTGCTCTTCTGTAGATAATTTTTTAAATTTTATTTTTTCTTCAATAGTCATAACTTTATCTTCTCCATATGGTTTATATTTACCATCTCTATACCATTTTTCAATTTCAGTATAAGGCATAACCATGCAAGGATAAATTTTTATTTGATCTACTTTAAATAATTGATTTGCATTAAATTCTTCTAACATTGCTTTATCAATTTCAGGCATTTTATTTTCATATCCAGATGGTGCAGGTAAATCAAGCATTAAATGAGCATCAACTTTAAAACCTGCATCTTTTAAGATTTTAATTGCTCTAATAGAATGTTTTTTATAACAACCTCTATTAACATACCTTAATATATTATCATCCAAGTGTTGAATACCTAATTCAACACGAGTAGCCCCAATTTCTCTTAGGAACTGTATAGTTTTAAAATTTACATGATCAGGTCTTGTTTCAACTGTTATACCAATTATACGACACGATGCTGATTCATTAAGATAAATTTCTTCTTCTAAAGAATATGGTTTTCTAATTTCTTTACCAAAAATATAATCAATCATAGTATTATGAGCATAATAAATATCTCTAATAAATTGTCT